ACGCCTCCATGTAGGCAATAGCCTCATCTGGGTCCGTAATCAGTTCACACCCTTCTCGATCCAAGGGCTTAGGGAGCTTCTTCCCCAACTTCGCCACACACCTAGCCAAATCATACAAAAACAGATTCTTATCCGCTGGACTGTATTGGTCCTTCTCTCGTGCCAAATAGAAACTGGGCTTGTGAGCACCACCCACCCAGCATCCATACTCATGATATGGCAACACCTGCCCATGCATCAGCTGTGTATTGAACTTCACCTTCTTCAGGTGCTGAGGACGCAACACAGATTTGATGGCAGGAGTCCCCAAGCAGATGATAAGCTGAGGGTTGACAATTCGAATGTCTTCCAGGAGCCTGCCACGGCACGCCTTCATCTGCGTCTCTGTGGGCTCCTTCTCCATGTATGCATTTTTCATTCCTGGGAAGCAACCCACCACGCTGGTGCGAACACAGTCCCGGTCTAAACTAATGCCTAGCTGCCGTAATGAGGATCTCAACAGATCCCCATCATTCCCCATGAACGTCACGCCATCCCTATCGTCTATACGACTGGGGGCCGTACTGATGATAAGAATACCCTTCTCTCCCTTGCCAAACCTCTTGATCTTCGGAGACTGGCACGATTGATACAGCTTGCATGTTTCACAGTTGTACACTTTAGCCTTAGTCGAAGATGCCTTCCTAGCTCCTCTCTTCGCTCTAGTCAAAGCCTTCCCAGTATCATTCTTCAACTCTGCTGAGAAGTCATCTGGAAAAAAGAATGCCTTTTGCTTTCTTACCATCTCTATTCCCTCATTCTTCCCTCGTCCGAATAAGATATGATGCTGGACCAAAAATGAGCATCACCACGCCATCATCCTCATAGAAATCGAAAGAAGTGCATGTCTTTTCTACGCCCTCAAACAGCGCCGGGTTCACGAAAAACCCCAATTCCTCCTCTCCAAAATCAGCATCAATTTCCACCTCTTCCTTCAGCGTTCCCAAATCTCCCTCAGACAGGATAGTACACTTGGTTCCTGTTATCATGAATTCCAATTCCTGATCTCCCAAACTCACCCCGCTCTGATACATCCTATGCTTTTCTAAAGAAGACACGATGGGCTTCCCTCCAAAGGAGATCTTCACAGGATCAGACTTAGGAAACATGTGAGACAGATCTGGATATGCGCCCTTCAGTAAACTGGATGTGATGATTGCTCCATCATTGCTGACAAAGGTCAAACGAGAAGAACAATACAATCGGCCCCCATTCTTTCCCAGCCTCTTTATGGCCTTGACAAAGGGAACAGGAATAGACTTATGTAAATCCACCTCCTCACTCAGCTCATACCTCACAATGCGAAACTTATCACATGCATAGACATACTTGCCAGCCACACACACACCACACAGAACACCATCCAGCTCATCCTTCGATGCACCCACCATGCACGTGGTCATGCCGAAAACTAGCCCAGACAAGTCTTCCACCTCAATAGACTCTCCAGACGCTGTGGGCATGTCTGTCACTGAATCTGTACTAATGTGAAGCTTTGCCTCCATCCCACCCGATGTGACCTTCAGTGTCCTCCTGCGGGACTCCAGCCCCACCTCATCATCGCTGACACACTTCAACAGATCCAGCAAAGGCTTCCCCGGTACGCTGCAATGCAACTCCAAAAGGCCGGGAAGAGGCACCTCAATCTGAAGCATTCCAGAACTAGCTCTCACACTGTTGCCCATGAAATGAAAACTATCACCAGACTTCAACGCCGGAAGCAGTGCCGTCAAACACTGAATCAGTTCCTCACGATTCACGTTCATCTTCGTCCTCTTTCAAAATGTTCCGAACATATTGCTCAGAAACCTCAATGCTGATACTATCTCTCCCCAATCTCTTGCAGACACGATGCACGGTCCCACTGCCTGCAAATAAGTCGATCACCAAATCATCCGGATTGGTGCTCATCAACACCATCCGCTCAATCAATGCCTTTGGATGCTGATTCGGAATCCACTTACGTCTCTCTTTGAATGTTCCACACACCCTGGAGAATTCCCACACATCATCCGGAACCTTGCCCGCAGTATTCGCTCGCTTGTCCTTGTACTTCTTCTGCCTATCCGACTTAACCCGAATACAATCCGTATTCCACACCGTTCCAGGAACGCTGTACCGCATCAGAGGACGATACCCATTCCCGCAATCCGTGTTCCTATGCTGCCCAAACTTGAATCGCCAAAACAGCAGGCGATAGTCATACGGATTCTCAAGGTAGGAACCTCTCAGCCCATCCACCATTCGTTCCATGGTGGCACGATGCGTATGGTACACACTCCACCACACCACATCTGCATGTCCCAATGCTGGAAGCAATCGATCCGACAACCAGCAGTAGTATGCCTGTGGAGTCGCCCACTTATCATCAAACCCTGCATAGGACATGCCTAGATTGTCCGGAGGATCAGCAAAGATCATACGCGCCTTCGGCAATCTGGGAAGAACATCCTTACAGTCTCCTGGCATCACGATATTCATTCGATCTCCTCTCGGATCAAGTCCCACATCTCATCGTGCCCAAAGCTATCCGGATATTCTCCATTCGGAAGATGTAGCACATGCACCTATGGAATGAAGGGCCGGAAGTAGTCTGCTGCATCTCTCGCCTTCCAGTATGCATCCCCATCCCACCCAAACACCAACTGCTGAATCTTACTATCGATGATCCTTGTCTGCTGCTTCTCTGTCAAGGAAGCGCCGAATGTACACACCGCACACTCTCTCACCCGCCACTGGTCCATCAAACCCTCAGTCAAGATCATGAGCCCACCCTCTTGGATATCATCCAACCCATACAGGTAGTCCATGTCATTGTCTGAGTTTTTGTACTTGACCTGCGCCCTCCCTGTCATGTCCGCTGCCTGGAACGCCACCAACTCCCCACCCTCATAGACAGGAATGATGAGTCGATTCATGAACTTGCCAGTGCGGCAAATCCCACATCCACGCTCAGTCAGATCCTCTATATACAGATCCCTTCTCTCAAGGTAATCATCGATCAGAGGGAAATCTGTGTCATGCTCCACCAACTCGAACTGACGAGGGAGGCCCTGAAATTCGTTTTTCTCTTCTTGCGTTGCCTTGATATCATCGCCACGAATCATCCGGCGAACCTGTTCCACCGGATCATCCTCCAAGACCACACCCATATCCTGAATGAGTCTCTCACAGTATTCAATCTTCGTGTGAGTCAGAACCGCCAAAAGGAACGCCAACGTGCCCTTCTTATTACATCTCCAACAGTTGAACTTCAATGTCTCCTTGAAAATGCCACAGTGATTACTGGGATCTGGACCTAAAGGCCCGTCTATGGCGCAGAACGGGCAGTTGACGTTAATGGTATCCGCACTAACGTTCTTGCCCTCTGTCCAAAACTCTATGTCAGCCTCGGACAGCACATCAATAATCACACGCTCATAATTCATCACCGCACTATTGGAGGTGGTATGAGTTTCTCATAACGAGTGCTATGGGATGCCCGCCCCTCAAACATATAGATCATCTCCTTTCCCCATCCCACATCTCTTAACTTCTCCCGAAACTCCCGCATTCTCTCCTCTATCCCGCCCACTATCAGATCATGGAAGTTCAACATGTCTCTAATATGCTGCACAATCGCTCGTTCATCCAGTAGATTCACCTGAGCAGGATCAGGAAAATTCATGTGTCATCTCCTATTAGTTGTACTCTACGTCACCAATACCCTTCTCACGCCGCTCATTCAAACAGTCTAATACCATCTTTTGACTATGCTCATTCTCCCTTTCCTCTCATTATAATCCATCCTCCACGTCCCCTATCTCTTTCTCCCTCAATCCATCTTCAAACAATAAGAATTCCGAACTCTTCAGCTTGAGACAATTCCAGCCCCCATTGCCATCCTCAAACCAAACCACCACACCCTCCAAAAGTGTGCTTGCATCAATGGTGGACTTACCCCTGGTGGCTTCCTTCAAGCCCTCAAATGTCATATGATCATGGTGGTATCTCCACAGAGCATCACCAAACCGAGAGAACACACCCGGATCAGAATAGAACGCTGCAATACCCATGAGAGGCGGCGACTCCAGGCCAAGCTCGTAGGCCCGACGATACACCGCATCCCTAGACAGGTCCACACAATGACCATCCGGTGTAGTGATTGTCACGCGATAGAGCGCCACACGGTACTGTCCACCAGCACAGCCATATGAGAAACCAGACTGAATCTCGGCACCCGTCTTCGAATGCCCGTAGATCTCATAGTACAGCTGCTCACCCTTCCGAAGATGTGGAGCCACCTTCTCCTCGACCTCTTGACGTGCCGCATGAAGATGTGCCCGGATGCTATCCACCCGACGAGTACCACTGACCACACGCCACTCCTCAGTAACCTTGGGAGCCCAGAACTTCCACCACGGGCGCTGGACCTTGAACAGAACACGTCCAGTACGCGCAGATGAATTATGAATCAACATTCCATCAGCCAAATAATTACCAACACCAGTCTCTATATCCCATTTACTAGAATATTGTAAATCCTGACTACTTTTCTCTTCAATACAATCAATACATGTCTCGCGCAGCTTATAGGAATATTCGACCTTCTGACTAAACAATTCATCAAAATATCCACGATGATATTCTGGCAATTTATACTGCATACACTCAGGAACATAGGACCTTATCAAACAAAAAAATCTCTCAGCATCATCTGCATTCAATCTAATTCGATTATACCCATCATATTTGCAGACTTTAATTTGAATTCCAAACCTGTCAAATAATTGAATAAATTTCTCACAATCATCATCACTATAACGACACACAGCAAAGCATGCTCGATCTCTTTGCTTTTCAGTGTGTGACAAGTTTCCATCATCCATATACCAAATTGCAAGTGATAAAGGTGTAACAGCATCAAGGCAATTCACCCCTCGATCCTCTTTAAACACACTCTCTATAATCTCCTTAATAGATTCGCTGTTCTTGGTATTCATCCGAAACATAGTTGTGCCATAACCACTTTCCCTAACATCAACATTCTGAGTGACACAATCACCCAAAACATGACATGTCCAATCAAAATACTCCTTCTGCTTATTCCCATGAGAAAAATTTATTTGATTCAGATTACCATAACTAAATGATCCATCACCCAACAACTTCCCAATCAACACACTCCGCTGCACCTCACTCAACCCCAAATATGGAACTGAAAAATAAACACTATCTCCCACATCCAAATCCGCAGCCTGCTTATAACACATGCCATCTGTTAATATCTCATGGTTTTCAGTGCAGAATAAATGCCCATTTCTATCTCCCAAAAACTTACCACATCGTGTATACCCAATTCTTAACCAAGAACATGTCTTACCATTACGAAAAATATTCTTTACCTCTGTATGAATCATTTTGTGCTTAGCAAAATCATATCCCCAAACAACATCCCCCACCTCAACAGAAGATATTTTCTTCTGTGTGCCATCCCCCATTCTAATTCGCGTATTAGATGGAACGCAACCATGGATCTTCTCTTCGATGTAGACGAGGCCATCTGTCAGACGCCCCTTCTCTCGGAGAAGATGCTTTGTGTCCCAGTGCTTCCAGAACATCTCTGACACAGGCTCCTTCACTCTCTTCTTTCGAGACCCAGGGGCACCTGAAGTATTGCAAGGGATCACATACTTCTCACAAATCTTCACACCATCCACATGCGTGAATTCATCTCCCACACTGAGATAAGACATCGTTCCCGTTGCCGCGATATCAGAGACTGATTGCTGCACCCCTGATATAGTTCTCTGAATAGACAGGATGTCTGCCACATACCCATTCGACATCTCTCCACGAAATCGCTGCGCCCGAACACGACCAGTCTTACCAAAGTAGCCCTTGGCCTCAGGATCAGCATTCATCTCCGGATTCGAATACAGGTTGTTGTGGTGCAAGTACTCCGGAGACAGCCGAAGATTTGATGAAAAATAAATGATCACATCTCCATCTTTCATGTCCGGACCCACCACAACCTGCTCCCCCAACACCGTAGCCAGCTTCAGACGATCAGCTCCAGGGTGTTTTCTCACATTCTCCAACGTAGTCACTATCGCGTTGTTCCCATCTGATGAAATTGTCAACATCTCATTTCTCCCACTTCACATCTTCTATCAATGCCTTCTACAAACTCATCAATGGGCTTTTCCTTTCCACACTTAGAACACGTCAACTTACCATCAATGATCTCCTTACGTCTCAACCCTTCTCTCCTACTTCTCCCCTGATCTGCCCTGCAAGAGATCCATACGCGCGTCATTGAACTCGCAGATCTCTACCAGCCCCTCAACTGCCTCCACCAGCTTCACATACTCCAGCGGAGCCTTCTCCAGTCCCTTCGCCTTCTCCAGTTTCGTCCGCATCCCCTTCAGCTTCTGAGCCACTTCTGTCGCCATCTTCTTCATCCTCCACTGCCAAACCTTCGATTAGCGCTTCCATGTACGCGATACGCTCTTCACGATCCGGAAACGCACGATTGATGCCCACTACCAGATTCTGGTAGATCTTCATCTCTTCGGCCATCTCTTCCTGAGCCACCTTTTTGGGGAACGTAGCTGCCCGATCAAAAGGTCTACGCATTTTGCACTTCGGTCCACGTCTCTTCTGCTTCTTAGTCATTACGTTCCTCCATAGTCAACCATGTATTCATTGAACTCTTTCTGTAGGTCGGCACGAGGCCCCTGATTCTCCTTCGCCCGCTCATCAAAGGTATCACGCATGACCAACTCAATCACCGTTGTCTCTTTCTCCTGCCCATCCCGAAACATCCTACCAATGCACTGCTTACGAACTGTAGGAGATGTCACTATGTCATAGAACACCACAAGACCTGCTGAGTAACCTTCCCAGCTCTCACCACCACACTTCGTGTTGCACACGCACACTTGAACGCTGGGATCATGAAGGAAAGCCTTCTCTGCCACTCGGCGTTTCTTTGGTCCCTGCCCTCCCTTGATCGTTACGTATGACACCTTCGCCCTGTCCAAGGCTTTCTGTATGATGGAATCAGCCCCATCGTACATGTAGAATACAATAATCTTCACCGGATGGTCCTCGATAATCTCCATCAGACTGGAAATTTTGGGACTTTTCTTCAGGAACTTGATGTGCCTTTCGTCACAATCGGCATCATCGTAATAGATGTACCCGCCCAAGAGCTGCTTGTACTTCGAAGACTTCTGTGTGGGGAGCTTCAGATCTACAGGACATCCATCGATCTTGATCTCTTTGTTCGTCAGAATCCGAGACTCCCACTTACGGAACTCTGGACTCGGATCTACATACCACACCACCTCATTGCACGCTGGCAAGTCATTACACTCTGATCTCTCAAAGAGCAATGTCACTGGAGCCACCCTATCGAAGATTGCCATCTCAGCGCCTTCACGCTCCTCCCAGTCATAGAAGCCCTTCTTGAAGTAATCCAACCTGAACCGGAAGAAATTACTCCCCAAGCACTGCCCCTGATCAATCGCCTTGTACACATTGAACAGCTCCAGGAGATTCTTGTCAAACGGAGTCCCTGATAGACCAATCACATGCTTCGCTCTCCGACTCAGTTCACAACAGATCTGAGACTGCAATGAAGAGTACGACTTGCACCGATGCGCCTCATCAAAGATGATGCCTTCGAAGTTATCCACAAATGACCGTGTGTCGATGCTCCATTTGTTCTTCTTACCCACCTTGAACTTGCGTCCATAGACGTACTTCAGTCCCTCGTAATTGATCACGTACACATTGTGATCCTCCTCCAGCTTCTGAGCCCGCTCCTCAGCCGTTCCAGACAGAATCACCCCATCGTAGTCCGTCCACTGGAGATTCGTCTCCCACGCCCCGAATGAGGACGTAGGACCCACCACTAAAATGCGGGGACACTTCCAGATGTGCTCCATCACATAATACCCAGTGGCCGTCTTACCACTACCGATGGGATGCCAGAACGCTACCCTATCCCTAGGAGCCGCAAAGACCATAGAAACCTTCTGATGCCAACGGGGAGCGCGCTTGAAATTGCACCCCTCCAAGGCCCAGTCTAGCTTCCATTCCGGTATGGTCTTAAAATTCACTATGATTCGCCCACCGCTTGTCTGTCCATGTCATGTTGTATGTGTTCTTCCACACACGTGCCATCTTCGGCTCCAATGTGTAACCTACTTCCTTCCACACGAAGAGATGCTTCTCTTGGAGATAGAACACCTCAAGCTTGTCGCTGTAGACGATCCTCTTCTCCGGTTTCTCTCCCATCTGAATTGCCACTACCCTTGTGCCCTTCATCGTTTTCCTCCTCACAATACTGACAAATGCCGAACTCACCACACTGCCCAGTCTGATGCAGAGTCCACGCATCCATTTCCATCTCAGTCAAGTAGTCAGCCATATCTCCCATGTCAGTCCTTACTCTTCATCGGCCATGTCTTGTAACAGAACTGCCCAATGTCCAAATTCTGGGCGAACAAACACCCTACGCACTGAGGACCGTGACGGTTCGCTAAAACTGTTGCACACATACGATTTCCTCCCTCTCCCACCTGAGCAATGCCCAGCGCCAAGTCCACATTCCCGATCTTCCGAATGTCCTCAGCTGAATCACCCTGGCGCAGCTTCGCGCGCTTCAACGCATCTCTAGTAACCTGACTCGCAATGATCATGAGGAACTTCTTCTCGTCCGCAAGACCCTTGGACTCCAGGTAGATGTCATTGATCACATCGTTCCGCTTCTCCGTCTGAGGAAGCTTCATCTTTTCTGGATAATCGTTGATCACCACATCCGGGATGAATCCCTCATACATCTCCAGGTACTCGATGTAACGCCGCAACTCACCCATCGTGCAGGTTCCCATCGGGTACTTCTTGATGATCAGCTCACCACCGAACCGTGACGCCTTCTTACGCACTGCCCGCACATCCTCCAGGTTCTTCGTGCAACCCGGATGCAACCTACGGACCTGCATCACGTTCCCATCGTCATCGATCTCCTCGAACTCCACACCTTCTGTCGCCAGCTCCTGATCCTTGACCAGACCACCAAGGCCCTGATAGTACCGCTCCTCCGTGTCCTCCAGAGACAACTCGTGCGACACATGCAGAACCTTCAGCCCGCGCATCAGAGCCCGAATCCCAAAGTAGACAAGTGAGAACGATTTCTTGCCCTTGAACCCACCGAACACACACACCAAATCCGTCCGTGACATGGGACGGCGCAGGATACTGTCCAACGTATCCAGGCCCAGCGGGAGGATCGACTCATTCGAACGCTCCGGCAACAGATATGAGGGTAGATCCACATCGAAAAACTTGTGGCCCGCCTCCTCCTTCTCCACACCCACACGCAATGAGGACTGCATTGTCTCACGAGCCAAATCCAACTTACCCATCTGCGCCAGCTTCATGCTCTTGACCACGCCCAACTCGAACTCACGTGCCTGCACGAACGCATTGATCCGTGAAATCACATACGCCGTGTTCGGGACCTCCATCTCATTGATCCGGCCCATATAGGTCAAGATATGATGCCGCTTGTCCTCATCCTTCGTTTCCAGGAGGGAAGTCAACTCGTCATGGAAATGCTGATTCGGTGCCTCACCAAACTGCTGGAAATAACCATAACACAGCTGCACCAACTCCTTCGTAATCGAAGACGAGAAGTACTCCGGCTTGATAGCCGAATGTGCCATTTTCAGGAAGTCAATGTTGGTGATACACAGGTACAGAAACGAGTCTTGAATCCTCTGACTCAGAACATCATCCTTCTTCATCCTTCTTCTCCTTCACTCCTACCACAGATACTTGATCAGCGCCACCATCCCTAAAGCCCACAGTATGATCTTTCCGCACCCAATGAGAAACATCTCCCAACTAAATGGATTCAATGCCCGATCCAAGGCTCTCAACTTCTCAGGGTCCAACATATCTCCTCCTACGCCACAAAATTGATCATCGGTGGAATGTCCGCATGCGCCATCCTGCACGCGCTGTTCCACCTCCTGATCATCGCCTGATGTTTCGGAGACTTCATGTGCATATCCCTTGCGTGCTCTCCATAGAACTTGCAATGGCACGCATTACACAAGCTCACCCACTGCTGCTTCTCTCCACCGTCCACCTGTGCGTAGTACGGCAAAATCCAATCTGCTGGTATCCTGCTCATCCTTCAGCTCCTTGCATTTCCATCTCACAGTGCAGACGCAACGGGACCTCCACACCTTCCATATCCTTCCAGCTCATCACAAGGCTCCTATCACAGTTTCTAGATATTGTGGCATGATCACATCCCACGTGTAGTCACTCTTCATGTTTCCAGGATGAACCATCTCGCCCTTCTCACGATACGCCTCCTGCAAGGCGCTCTTCAGGTAGCCGATCAACTCATCGACGGTCAACCCTCTATCGTTATGGAGATCGATGAACGCTATAACGCGCTCTGCCGCCTCGATGAACTTCGGCATCTGTCCCTTGTGAGGCTTCCACTGCGAATTATTGATCAGCCAACCGTAGGCTGCTATGATCTTTTCAGTGATCTCTGGATGATCGTCTGGTTCCCTAAACCTCCCACAAGAGCCACCGTCCATCTGGTTCTTCAGGGTCTCAAACTGCTTCCGGAACTTCCCACCGGATAGAATCTGGCCCTGCCAGAATTCGTCCTTTTGACACCACTTCAAAACCTCTACAGCTTCGTCATAGTCTCTGGCATCTCGCGTGAGTAGCAGATCGAAATCCTTTGCCCACCGACGCAACGACTTTTCCTCTTTTTCTGGTGTGAAATGTTTGGCTATTCTACTGTAGAACTTTTTGTTCTTCCTGATCAATGCTAACAGGGCGCTGGCCAGGATGTATCCGTCTGTCTCAGCTTCTACCTGGACCTCGTCAGAGGTGGTTGCAACCTTGACTACATCTTCTTGATAATCTTTCTGATAGTCTTCCTCTATATAGGATTGATCTATAGGTAAACGCGCGTTTACCTCTGAGTCAACACCCTTTGATCTATAGGTAAACGCGCTCTTATCACTTTTACCTATAGTACACGTCGCTTTTTCGTCCATTATACAGGTTTCTGGTGTACACCATATTCTACGATGTGTACATCCATTAATGTTCTTTCTCTTTATGTAGATAAACTTAGCCGTCTCTAATTCAGATAGTAGACGTGAGATGTAGGTCTTCTTTTTTCCCATTTTGTCCGCAAAAAACTCATTGGTTTTTTGGCAAAACCCAGCATCTTGATCATTCTCACCCCATGATACAGATTTATGTTCTGCATCTACACGTTTGGAACAAATCCAGACATAGAGCAGTTTTGCTGCATTTGACAGTTCCCTATGTGATAGTACACTGCTGTGTGCTATCATGTTGAATTCGCATTTGCTCATAATGAGTCCTTCACTGCTGATATTTGTTCTTGATATGTTGATCGTATTTCTTTGATGTCCTGTTGATCTAATCGAAACCATTCACCTTTTACTCGCTTTGATTCAAATTTCTTATGTAGTTCCAGTTCCATTTGATGGCGGTTTGAAGCTTTGAGAATTGCTATTACTTTGGTGTAGGGACTAAACCCTGGAGAATGAAGACGCGCCATCCAATCAACAGACTTACCTATTTTGTAGAATCCGTGTCCATCTGCAAACACATACACATATCCAGATTTATCTTTCTTGTCATGTTTTTGTTTAACATTTTGAAATCGATTACATTCTTCATGCATCAGATAGCTTGCCATCTTTAATGGAAATGTCCTATAACAGGTATTACACCATACTTTATCTCCTTTCCTTGTAAGCTGTAATTGATGTGTTTTCATTCTTCTCCTCCTATGATGAATGGATCATCGATCAGATCCGACAATGCTCTGTAATCCTCGTACTTCTCTCCAGTCCAGACCATCAAGATCATAGCGGTCCTACCTCTGGGCCGCTCCTCGTAGAAATAGTCTAAGATGCCCTTCTCATGTAGCTTGAGGAATCGAGCCCTCATCTCTGATAGCATCATCTGATTCTGCCACTAACAGAATCCTTGAAGCTGGACTGAAATCCCCAGTGAATCTACGCTTCCAATTTGTGGTCCGACCTATCTTGATGTGGCCCATGCCATCGGAAATCAGATAGATGAATCCTTTTCTGTTTTTCCCCTGTCTTCTCCGCTCTATCCGCTCCTTCACACTTGGTTCCATGTAGGAGAAGTCGCCACTCTTCAAGAGACGCTGTAACCGTCTCTATGCAGTCAATGCATAACATTCTGTGCCTTTTCTCACGCCTCTCTAGAGCATTACGTGCCCAACCTGAATATGTTCGTTCCATTCTCCAGGATCGGTGGCTTCTTTCCAGATGCGACCACGAATCATGTAATCTCCAGACTCAGAGGTATCTACACCGCAATCAATACACTGAAATCCCTTGATTAAGTCTCTCCTCATGTTCATTCTCCATCAATAATAAACGGATCGTCTATGATGTCGCTGATCTCCCTGTAGTCCACGTACTGCTCACCATTCCACACCATGAGGATCATGGCAGTCTTGGTGAATGCCTCGTCCGGAGGGCGGTTCTCCTGATGAAACTCTAGAATGCCCTGCTCGAATAGTGCGTAGAACCTGCTCCGGATCTCGTCCTCTCCGAACTTGGCTATGGTGGTCTTACACCATGCTTTCAGTTGCTCGAAGTAATGATCTGCTGCACAAGCCGAAATGGACTGCACACCTCTGCCGAACTTGCCTTGAATCGCCCGTTGAAATATGGTCTCCGGAGGCTTCTTTCCAGAAAAGCCCAAAGTGGAAAACAGGTGTATGATGTCATCGAACTCTACCATTTGTTTATCCATGCTGCGCCCTCATGTAGTCCAAGATTGCCCGCTTCTCTTGCTCCACTTTGTTCAGGTCGATGTCGAAGAACTCGGCCAGCAACTTTTCTGTGGGGATATCCACTGGCATCATCTTGTACAGCCCATCCCACTCACAAAGTTGAAGTGCCTTCTCTTCCTGAAGCCACTCTAGAAACTCTCCAATGGCCTGAGATCTGTCCTTGACCTTTTGCATCTTCTCACATTCCGGACATGCTGGCTCAGTATTCGGATTTGTCTTCATTTCTGTTCCTCCAGCTCTTCGTAAGTGACGTATCTGCCCACATGTGGGGCACTTGACATTGTAACAGTCCGCACCACCACGAGGACCGGAGAGCAATGTCTCCGTCTTGCAATGATGGCACACGCAATTGACATGAACACTCTTGAATGCCTCTTGTTGGTTCAGCACCGTCCGAACTCCTTAGCCAGTGTGTTGGCGAACACACTACGTTCCACCCGATCAAAGTGATGAATGATCGTCGGTGCCGGAGCCAGCTCACCCAGAGTCTGGAAGGCCTTCTGCATCTCCTGACCTTCGGCGTACTGCACCTCTCTGATCATGGCATTCTTCAGAGCCATGTTCTTGCCAGTGAAGTGGTTGTACTTGTCCTCAGGATTCTGGCGGGCAACACCTTACTACCTCGAATCACTACTTTCCACCTTGCTTGGGTGGTTTTGTTGGTGGAGGCGTTATGCGATTCTGTGGGGTCACTGGCAGCCTGCTCTTCTGGCTGTTCTCTGTTATGCGCTTTCCTGATCTGCTCTCTCCGGTGGTTTTGCCGCCTTCCGGCTTCTCGCCCCACTTGAAGATCTTGCAGATTGTCTGAATGGTGGTCTTTCCCCGCTTCCACTTCTCAACGGCCTTGATGAACTGAACTCGGTACGTGTCATTGTGCAGTTTCACGATCATGTCTTCTCTCCTTATACGTCCTGTGCTTCTTCTTGTTCGCCTTCACCTTTCATTTTGGACCAGTCGTCCCGGTATGCGCTCACAAAGTCCGGAACTTCTTCCAGCTCCAGATCCAGAATGCTTGCTAGTGCCGCCTGGAAACAGTTGCCCCTGCCCTCACCATATCGTGTCTGGAATACAGGCTTCATTCTTCACCCAGAATGCTCAACGTCATTCGATCCAGATATGGTCCCACCTGCTCTTCCCACCATTCTGAGTACGTGTCATACTCTGGATGATCGACCAGCTCAAACCCACCAAGGAATCCTGTGCAGATGATCTTGAACCCTTGTTGCTTGGATTCCTGCTTGAAATAGTCATGACATCCCCAGCCACGTAGAACGAGTGTCTTGCCGGATTGGATGTGACCTATTGCTTCTTCGAATGTCATAATCCCTCCACGTTTATCATCAACTGTCTCCGGTTATCAGGGTCAAGCCGTGTCCCTGGAGGACACTCGCAGTCACGCCGTGCCCTCACTCGCTTGATGAATGCGGCCAGCCCAGCAGAGTCCATCCAGTCACACTCGCAGTATTCGATCTCGCCACACTTCTTGCATCGAAACTGTGTGGGCCACAGACTCTCATCCCAGTCATGTCCGTACTTCTTCATCATATCACCTGCACCATGACGATATCGGCCATCTTGAAGTGGAAGTACTGATAGTCCCCCATGGTGAATCCCATTCTTTCTTCATTCGGCTCTTTTTCTTTGCAGCCCACCAACAGCATGGACATCACGATGATCACCGCCAACATCAACTGTCTCATGACAACACTCCCAAATTGATCAGCACCCTCATGAACTCTGCCTGGAATTGTGACTTGAATTTCTCGTGTTTCAAGTCAAACCAGATCGTTCCCAGTGTCACTACGCCAAACGCATAGCGGAATCGGCACCTCACGTCGTCCCCACCGAACCACCGCACCTCCAAAGCCACCACTGGATGACTCATGTTGTTGAAAAAGAGCCGATGACCCAAATCATCCGTGATTTCCGTGTACAAACAGTAGTCACGAGTCGCCATCAAATCCAAAACTTGCTGTCTGTCCATAATTCCCCCTCAATAATCCGTCGTTATGGTCAAATGGAATGGCGTTGTCGGCAAACTGCGCTGCGTGTAGAGATATTCATCCACATCAGACGCCGAAACGTTCGCTGTCAAGGCCAATTTCCGACAAATCTTGGCCGAATTCGCCCGAATCATCACTTCTTCCTTCGATCCCTTCGGAATAAGCTGCCCATGCTCGATTTTCATCTCCAAAGCCTGCGAATACTTCAGCAAACCAAGGTTCCGGAGTACATTTGGGATGTGATAGTCAATCGGAACCGGCAAATCGACCACTTCGGTCCCAAATAGGTCCATCCTACCCAGTGCTCGACGGCATTTGAACAAATCCAGGAAGAACAGTGACGCTCTCTTGAGGAACATGTCCGACACATAGCCCGGAAAGCTCTGCTCCAGCATGTTCATCAGCGTCGAAAGCTCATTATCCGCGCTGCCATCAGACTCACCGACACGTTCACCCTTCTTGATGATCTCAATCATGAACCGGATGAAGTGCGTCCTCGGTTTTCCCATCTCCTCCAGGTGATGAATCCGCTCTTCCAGCATCGGCATACGAGCAAAGCGAATCGCATGCCGGAACTTGTCCAGCACTGCCGTGTACAGGTCCTCCGGACACCCATAGCCCTTGGTCGCTTCGATTTCTTTGATCAGAATGTTAGACACCATGCTTGCTCTGGAGCCATTCGGACGGATCTTATCCCATCCGTACCAGTAGCAGTAGTTGATAGAATTCATGAGCAAGGCATACACCACGTACTCTTCCACATTCGAAATACCAGTAGGGAACGGATGTGTCCTACCGGGATTTGTTCCCACCCAGCGTAGAAATTCACCAGACCTTTGCTCCCAGACACGTTTGTCCGGATTGATCCAGACGCCCCTGCCCAAGTCGCAGACATCGTCCACTATCCTCCACATTATCTCATATGCCTTGTGCATCAGAACATCCTCCCACGAAATCTACACCAATCATGATGGCATGGCTAATCACTTCCCATCCCAAAGCGGACAACAACACGCCACAGAATGCCCTTCCAGGAACCCTCCCATCATTGATTCTCCTAGCAATACCCGTCCTCACCGGGACCAGCCCACTCTTCGCCATCATCCTCCACGTCCACGCCGAACTGCTCCTTGAGTACTCCACCCGCTAACGCATTCTGCTCCGCGATAGCCTGAGCAATCAGAAGGTTGGAACGTGCCACTGCCAGAGTCGCCTCCACTTGAGCCGAAGAGCGCACGTGCAACGTGCTGGCCTCCTCTATGACTCCGATGATTTGCCGCTCTTGTGCGATTTTCTCAATGACGCTCTTCATGTTAGATCTCCCTTGAAAGTGCTCTCAGGTTCTGCCACAATGTCTCGCTGCCTACGATAGCAGCGTTCAAATGTTCGTGCTTCTTGCCTTTGGTTGTCGCCTCTTGAGCCTCACCCAACTGCTTCCCAATGACGCTCAGGATATGCCGGAGCTGCTTGTACCGATCTGGCCTTTCCTCTGTCTTGGGACCATTCGCTGTATTCGGGGCGCTAGACGATGTTCTTTCCGTCTTGGCTCTCCGCTTCGTCACTCTCTTCTTGGCCTTCTTACGCTTTGCCATTCCGTCTCCTCTCTCGCAGCTTCTTCTCTAGGTCCAGGAACAGCTTTTCCTTGTTCCAGGACCCATGACGACAAAGCCACTCATGGTCCAGTTTCTGGATCAGCGTACTCACTAACTCCGTCCGTCGATCTGGACTCATGCGCTTCATTGACTTCCTCCAGAATACATTGCCATGCAAAATGCTCCTGCCCACACAACAGGCAAACGTACTTACCGTTTGCTCGCGTCACCACCGCATCACATCGACAGCAATGCGGGATGATCATTTCTTCACCTTTCGAATGGAGATGGACGGAGCGCCCTCTTTCCTCATCTCAAGAATCTCTTTGTGAGCCTTAGCGAACCCCAGCAACTGCTGACTGTTCCAGGAGGTTTTCCCCTTGGACCAGACCGCCTGAAGATCCTCACCCTTAACGGATTCACCGAGCAAGAGCACCTTATCTTTGACCTGCTCCACCTGATCATCCACCTGCTCCTGGTAGATATCAATCTGATCCTGGATGGCATCCCGGCGTTCCTTGGCATCCGGATTCGCCTCAAAGAGTGCATCGATCAGCTCAGTCATGAACCGCTTCTGCTCAGCCACAGATGCCTGAAGCTCAGCCAGCATTTCCAGGCCAGACTTGATCTCTTTCACTGTCGGAAGTTTCTTTTCTTCGTCTGCCATACTGTCTCCTAAAAAATGAGTCTACACTTACAGTATACAACATTTTTGGAAATGTGCAAATAAATTTGCCAGAAATGATTGGGACCGGAAGGGAATTAAACTGGGCTGAGAGGACTCGAACCTCCAACACTGGGATTAGAAATACCATGCTCTTCCAATTGAGCTACAGCCCAGTCACCTCAAACACACTACCACAGTATTTGCAAATCTTCTTACTCATAATCTCGCACTGTCACGCCAATCGGAAACCGGGGAATGCCATCGTCCGTCAACTCCTGATACCGCACCGTGAGCATCTTTCCGAAGTACTGCACACGATTCTGCCATGCCTCTCTGCGCCACTCATAGGTTCCCATGGGACGAGCCTTGAACGTTCTCTCATCATCATGAGCCATGCGGCACACCCAGATCAGAGTCCCTTTGTCTTTGCCCTTGCCCTCGATGGCTCCCACTATCTGAAACTCAGCATCCAGGAACTTCTTCAGCTTAAGCAAATCACGACCACTACGCCCATGCTTGTAGATACCACTTGGATTCCGATAGATCAGACCCTCGTATCCTTCATTGATGAACCGATCCAAGCTCTCCCACAGTGTCTTACTGTCACACACGTCCAACGTCAAGACAGGCTCCTCTGCTACCTGTGCCAACAAAGACCGCACCGTGATCAGTCGTTCCGTGAATGGCACGTTGGGACGGCCCTCAAAGTAGCAGTCATACACGTGATACTGGAGCATGTCACTGGAGACATATGCCAGATCTTCTTCAGTGATCACGTAGTTCGGATCAGGATCTTCAGGCTCTGGCAATGGTGCTGGATCTACCTTAGCTGGGTATTCCTTCTTCACCACTGAGACAGTCTTCTGAAATGTCCATGGCGCAGGAAGCATCAACTCACCATCGAACACAAGCCCACCAGTCAGCATCGAATACCGCTCCTGGAGCATCCTCAGGATATGAGGCTTGTGATCTTTCAGATTCCGTGTCCACGCTTGCTTTCCATCAAACAGACATCGCACCCCATCCAACTTCGGTTGCACCAAACAGGGAAACGTAGCCTTCTTGTCCTCAAACTTGTTCGCCAACATCGGCTTCTGCATCAATTGCTCTCCTCAATCTCGATCTCTTCACCACACTCTGAACATATGTACCATGACGTCCAGGACTCAGTACCACTTGGAAGATGACGATGCGGAGTCGAACGCACACAGTTGAGAGCCGCAATGCCAGCTGAGGGTAACGATCCCACTCGGCTCCTTTCGGAGATCAGGTTTACAGCCTGAGCCGCCTCCTTAACGGTCTACGCTGGCCGAAGCTTTGAATCTGCATTGCTGTGCCCTTAGCGCGCTCTGAGCACAACCTGTTCTCTGCCTCTGGTAAATAAGCAATCGCAAGCTCGTCAGCTTTCGTGGATTACCAGAACCACCACTTCAAATGGTCTCCAAAGCAATAACCCCGGTAGGATTTTTGAACCTACACTGAACTGGTTCTAAGCCAGTCGCCTCTGCCGTTGGGCTACGGGGCCAAGATTCGCCTGTTTGGCGGTCCAGCCGAATCGAACGGTCTCTCCTCCCGCCGCCAAGACAAGGAGGCACACCAACCAGATGCTTCTCTGGAACAGGCGAAATGGGAACGGTAGGATTCGAACCTACGGCGCTTGGTACTTCACACCAACGCTCTTCCAACTGAGCTACGTTCCCTTAGTGGACCATGGCGGGATTCGAACCTGCAACCTCCCGCGCTTTGTGGTCCGTCTGGCTCATAACTTCGTCCATATCCAGGCCAATGGGATGGAAGGAATCAAACCTTCAACCGTCCGATTAAGAGTCGGATGCTCTGCCAATTGAGCTACATCCCCATCCTCAGGTCTGAGCCTGAGTCACATGATCTTTTTCTACAAAAATACGCTGAAGCGTCCGAGCCTTAATAGCAAAGGGTTCAATGTGATCATACTGCTTCAGATACTCCTCCACTTCTTTCGATTTCGGCCCATGACAATGCATCAAAACTGTGAGCCCATTGATGATATCCTGCATCTATTCTCCTTCGAAACTAACCAAGTCAATATCACCGCCCCACGTTTTGGCGGCTTCTCTGTCTGCATCATATTGAGGATGCGTCTTCTCCTGCAACATCTTCGCAGCCTCACGGTAGCATTGGGCGATTCCAGCGGCATCCAACTTTCCCAAAGCAATCTGCCCAGCCAGTACATCCTTCTCTCTAAGCATAGAAATCCTCCAATTTCATCACTTCGTTTCCCAAAGTATACACCAAACTCAAACAGAATGCAAATCTTCATACCAATATTTTCCTGCCACTAATACACATGCCTCATCACATTTGTTCAAGCAAAAATCCAAAATCGGAAAATTTTCATTTTGCATCTCGCTGGATCTGTTGTATGCTTTGGATGTGCATTGAGTCAACTGTGATTTAGATGCTTAGATGAAAGGAGGCCCAAGATGCGGTAGGCACTGTGACGAAACCAGTGTTCGTGGGGAGCCGCCGGAGATTCCGCAACGGCTCCTTTTCGTATTCATCTTTATAGGAATGCTATGAGAAAGTTCACCGACAATGAGATCAATGTGCTTCGTTCCGTAGACGAGGCCCAGAACGTCATCCGATGTGCCTGCGACAACAAGCCGTGCGCTGGACTCTGTCGGAACAAGAACCTAACCCGGAAGAGGGAAGATGGGGCTCCGTGTCCCGCCGCCTTCATTCCTCAGAGGAAGCGTGTTCGCCGGGAGAGACGACACCATGAAGACTGATCCATACAAGCTCATCAATGCCTCCATCACCATCTCTGAGGCACATTGCACAGGTAGTGATGAGAAGGACTATGTGAGCATCGAAATACAGGATGAGGATTCCGGCTGTCGCATTATCGCACTGGAGATGGATCATCAAAGCTTCGCACGTGCACTCTTCTCTCATGCACTCACTGAGTGCCGAAAAGCCAAACTCCTGAGAAACCTCTCCAGGGTGGGCAAGAAGCATGAGTACAAGAGTGAGATGGTGGGAATTCACATGCCGAAATCCGTCCTGTCACTGAATGAAACTTATCACGATCATTCAAACCTCATCAGAAAAGCTGTGAAGCCTTTTGAGGTAGATGGGTGGAAGGCGCGGATCAATGATGCTCTCAATCACCACAACTATCGGTTCACCGATCAGACTTCTGCTGACGGAAGCCGAACTTCTCATTTCCTCATCGGCTTTGATAGATGGGTAGACAAGGAGTCTTGATGCATTATGGATCAGGTGCGGCAATATGGTCCACCACCCAATCCGGCGAAAATCACCGACAGCCGAAGTGGTGACTACATCACTCGATTCGGCACGGAGTCATGGGAGCTGGATGCACTGGACCCTCAAGTCCTAGATGATCTGATCCGGGAGCATGTGGAAGATCTGACAAACCCAGACCTGCGCTGGGTGCAGAAGGTCAGACAGCGGGAATTCAAAAGAACCTTCGAAGCTGCCTTCAGCCGTTGGGAAAAAGTTGCCGAATTTCTAAGGAGTGACAATGACGAATGATGAGATCCAACGCATCTTGGAAGAACATCATGAGATGATCTCGTACATGGCTTGGATAGCCTACCACAAGCTACGAAAGCCAACGTATCTGAGACAAGAGGATCTGATTCAAGAGGCCAACCTTGCGTGCTGCAAGCATCTCCACACTTACGCGCCACACAAGGGCGCTTCCATTCGATCCTTCCTATTCGTATGCACACTTCGCGTTCTGACTAACATCGTCCGGGCCTCCTGGACCGTCAAAGAAGACCGGGACGGATTCTATCAGGACCTCCATCCCAGAGTAGGTCATTCTCCTCTCAGTGACATCGTAGTCCAGGAGTTTCTTGAGTCCCTGGACGAGGAGGAGTCCTATTATGTGCAGGAATCCCTAGCCAAGCCCAACTCCTACTCCGCACACATCCGGAGAGATATGGGAATCACTCGTCATGAGGAACTGAAGCTCCGAAAACGTATCCGAGAAAAATCTGCACCAATTCTCTGATTCCATTTGCACTCTCTCCTGTATGGGTTATACTTTGGTTAGAAAGGAGAGCCAAATGAGCCAAGAACGACAAGACATCCTGAACCGAATCGCGGACCTCCATACGGAGATCAGCATCACCGGCACCCAGATGGATCGTATCGCCCGCGAGAACTGGGATGAGAAGTCTTGGCTCGAAGGATGCTACAGTGAACTCCTGGAGAACGTCACTGAATGCAACAGCGAAATCGCGGTTCTTGGAGGATAGCTCGATGAAGCGACTGCTGAACCTGTGGCCGTCTGATTTCTGGACCAAAGAACTGTGGTTCTGTCTGGCTGGCGTAACTGCCGCCCTCATGTAGGAGATGATCATGGACAACACACTCGCATATCGTGATCTTATCGGCTTCCAGATGGAAGAGGAACTGGCTTCTCGGACGGATGAGATTGGTGAGTCCTGCAATGGTGACTACGAGCGCTACGTCGTTCGCCGCATCCTCAAGCTTCGCATCACCCTCACTGAGGATGATCCCATGCATCGCTACGAAGTCTGGAAGCACATCTCCAGTCGCGTCCCCAGACTTATCGGACAGTACCAGACGCTGACCAGCGCTGTCGATTCCTTCAACAACTGCTAGGAGAAGAGATGACCTGGAAGAGATCAAGCAAGCCATCCGCTACATCAAGGAAGCTGACACCGTAGAACAGTTCAATCAGCGGAAGTGGAACCTCATGCTCCGGTTCATCACCGTCATTGCCGATGGACATGAGCAGCATCCGGACAAGGCTCGAATGATCAAGGAGGCTATGTTGTTGCCTGAAGATTGTGCCTAATCTGATCTTTTTATTTGCATCCTCTCAGATATGGGTTATACTTTAGGTAGTTGAGAACGACACCTGAAACCTTTTGAGGAGACAGACACATGGCACACGAAGTTGAGACGATGTTTTCGGCACGCGAAGTTCCGTGGCACAAGCTTGGCAAGATCGTTGACACTGAGCTGACCGCCAAAGAAGCCATCATCGCTGGTGGGATGGACTGGAGATGCGAAGAGCATCCTCTGTACCTCCGTGGGCAGGTTGAAGTGGATGGCATCCCGGTCATCGGCCAGAGTGCTCCTGAGCACAAAGCCATCGTTCGTGCCACC